GTTCAGGTCGAGAACGAATACAGCGCACATACAACGACACATTTGATTATCTGACAGGAGAAATGTCTCCTGCGGATTTCCGTTCGGCGTATGGTTCTAAAGTTACCAAGGCTGCGGACAGAATGCGGGATCAGATCACAGATTTGAGCAACGCCTTTCGGCAATCTGTTGAAGAATCTAACCTGCCAAGAGAAGAGATTGATCGAATTGTAGGACTGTTTGATCAGAACCAAGCAACGTATCTACGTCGGGTGTACGAGATTCAACTGAACCCTGACAAGTTCAAGGGCGTGGTTGTTAGAGACTTACCCCAATACGATGCTGCTCTGGCGCAAACCGAACAGGCAATGCGCAACAGAAACATGCGGATCCAGAACGGTATTGATAACGGCACCATCCGTCCTGACGATCCACAGATAGAGCTTCTTGTAGACGACCCTAGAGCCGCAGCCGAATTGTTTATAGATCAACAGTTTGAAAATGCTGGCGTTACGTTAGGACAGTTTTCTTCAGATGCGCCAAGAGCTTTGCGAGAAGAATACGCAAAAGGGAAGAAAGCTGTGGAGAACGCCACGCGTGGCAACCTATTTAACCTGTCTAGTGGGATGTTGAAAGACAGGTCCTCGATCCTTGATGAGGCCCCTCTCTTACAAGAGATGATGGGTGTTGTTGACAATCCCAAGGACGCATATCTTTACACGATCAACAATTTATCAAACACTCTTGCCGCTCAGAAACTATACTCTGAGGTACAAAGAAGTTTAGGTAAAGTAGACTATCAAGCGGCGGCTCCAAGGCTGGCCTCTGGAACATACCGTCCCACCATCGATGGTAGCACTGTGCCTGACGACGCAGTGGCAAGCCTCACAGGGTTAGGTTATGTCAAAGCTGGGGATGCTGTCAAAGCTCAAGACAATGCTTTTGGCGGGTCCTTTGGTGCTTTGAGCGGGGACTATGTTCCCGCTGAAGTATATAACGCTATGACCACGTCTCTGCGCTCAAGCTCCTCGGTCCAAGAAGCTCTTGCTGTATCCTTGCAACTCAAGGGTCTGTCGCAGATGTCGAAGACGGTGCTCAACCCACTGTCACAGGTTCGGAACTTTCTGTCCAACACGTTTGTTGTAGGAGCCAATGGTTTGCTTGGCAGAAACATGGGCTTGTTTGAAAGTGCAGATGTGCTATTGGCAAACGCTGTCGATAGTCCCGAGCAGTTCAAGTTACTTCGAGCCATGGCAAACGAGGGTGCGATTGGTCAGAACATTCAGATCAACGAGATGCGTAGACTTCTGCAAGAGCAAACAGAACTTGGCGTTTCTTCTAGATTAAACAAGCTCGGCAACTTTGTTGTTGAGTCAAAAGCTGGTGCGCCAGTTCGCTTCATGCAGAAAACCTACCAGCTTGGCGACGACTACTGGAAGGTCGTAGGTGCGTTGGGCGAGAAGGCTCGGTATGGTGCGGCTCTTCGCAAGGGCGGCATTGATATCGACAATGTGTCACCACAGGTGCAGCAAGCTCTGATGGACGCGGGTCTTGTGCAGCGAACACGTTCGATTGCCGACACTGATTTCGGTGACATGCTTGCCATTGATCTTGTAAAGCAAACCATGCCTACATACTCCATGGTTCCCGAAGCTATCAAAGCTATTCGTCGGGTCCCTGTCGTTGGTAACTTCATGGCGTTTCCTGCGGAGATTATTCGTACTTCTGGCAACATCGTAAACCGCGCTGTCAAGGAAATGGGGTTCAAAGCTACCCCAGAACTGGTCCAAGCTCTTGGTGAGCAGCAGGCTCGTGCTCTTGCGCGTCAGATCCGTGGGATCGGGGCGCAACGTTTGACAGGCTACATCTCTATGGCTGGTGTAGCGCCGATTGCAATGCGTGACGCTGCCCATAGCGTTCTTGAAGTAACGCCAGAAGAGGAGCAGTTGCTGGAAGAGAACAGTCCGTACTGGACCAAAGGCAACACGCTTATGTATTTAAGCAAGCTCAAGGACGGCGAGGCTGAATACGCTGACCTGTCCTACATGTTGCCCTATGAGTTTATGCTGGCCCCTGCCCGTGCGGCACTACAAGTGTACGGAGAAAAGGGTGAGGTTGGAGCCAACGAAGCAGAACAGATCTTTGCTGCATCTTGGGAAGGGTTTAAGAAGTTTGCCGAACCGTTTGCGTCAGAAGCACTGGCAGCAGAGCGTGTGTTTGACGTCACTATGCGAGACGGTAAAACCCAGACAGGCGCAGAAATCTATGAGCCAGGTGAAATGTGGGGGGACAAACTTTCGAAGTCCTTGGTCCATGTAGCTGGCGCATTTATGCCAGGTATTATAGACCAGTTTACCACAGTCAAAGGCGGACAGTTTGTTCCTGGTCGTGCCACACGCGCAGTCACAGACATGCCATCCAGAGAAGGCGACCCCTACACAGTAGCCGAAGAAGCAGGGACCATGATGATTGGTGTGCGTCCCATGAAGCTCAAGGTAGATCGAAGCCTTGGCTATGCTGGCGGAGAGTATTCTGCCAACCGTTCAAGTGCAGTGCAGATCTTTACAAAGGTTGCCGATGACAATGACGCTACTGCGGAGGACATCGTCAATGCGTACATCAAAGCAAACGAAGCGCGTCGTCGTCACCAAGCGGAACTACGGGACAAGATTGAGAAAGCCAAAGCCGCAGGAATGACTATTGGTCAAATCTATCAAGCGTTTAAAAATACTGGCGTGTCGCAAAAAGAACTAACGCAGATTATGAACAACCGATACTCTCCAATTGAGGTCAGTCGAAGTTTAATTAGGGAAGTTAGCAACGAAGTTAACGTTAAACGTGAGAGCCGAATCTTAAAGAAACTACCTCGCACTGAAATACTTGACGCAGCGAAAGCATTTAGAAACGCTCCAATTGTAGGGGAGCAGCAACCTGTTCCTACTGCACCTGCTTCTGGTGGGCTTTTCGATGATCTATTGCAAATGCCTTCACAGCCACAACCCACGGTCCCCGAACCACAGCCTAGCGAAACCTTTATCGGTCGTGCAACGGACGCGGTAGTTGATACAGGGCGGGGGATTACACAGGGGTTGGTTGAACGTGCTCGGACCGTGGCCCCAAGTCTATTGGGTAGTGACCCAGCGTCTCAGGCTGCTAACCAAGAGATCCTGAACCGCCGCGCAAATCAGTAGTCTGTTTCGACAACCACCCGCACACCATTGCCCCCGAACATTCTAACGAGTTCGTCGGCTGCGCTTTCTGTTTCTTCTACGATCTCTTTGTCATTGGTCAGAGCAGCTAGGTTGATTGACATCCCGATAAACTCCATCAGTGCTTCTATCTGAGCAGGGTGCATTTGTCTAAGGCCAAGGCTTTTCATGTTTGGATCAATCATTCTATTTCTCCCCAATCTGGTTTGATGTCTACGTCTATTTTAGAGGGGACCTTGAGTGGCACTCCTGTTTCCATGATCTCCTTAATCCTGTCCGCCTGCTCTTGGCTCTCTATGTTAAAGCATAGCTCATCATGAACTGTGAGCATAGGAGTAAGTCCCTCGTTGTAGCAATCGAGCATTGCTTTTTTTGTTTGGTCGGCTGCTGAACCTTGGATCAACCTGTTCAGTGCCTTGTATGTAAACGCCCGTTTGATCTGTTTGCCGTACTGCTTCTGTGCTTCGTCGTGAGGTAGGGGTTTGCCTACCCCGAAGGTGACAGGCTCCCAAAGCGGAAACCTGCACTTACGGCCCAGCAGAGTGCGTATCTGACCATTCTCTGACGCTTGTTTGGTAGCCACGTCCGCAAGCTGCTTAACAAACGGCACCTTGTCCCGATGCTGACGGATCAAAGACTTCGCATCATCCGCTGGAATCCCAAGTTGGTCAGCTAGTTTTGCCACCCCCATGCCGTACATAATCCCAAGGTTTACAGTCTTAGCTTGCTTTCGTGTGATCCCTGCTAGGTCCGCGACCATCTGGTGCAGGTCCACGTCCCCCGTGTTGAACTCCTCAACGATGTCATCGACCACATGGTGCCTCATGTAATCAGGCATGGACGCCGCAAAGTGTACCAATAACCTCGGCTCTTGGCTCGAATAGTCAAACGATCCCCACTGGCATCCTTCGTTCGGCACGAACAAACCACGGATCATCTTCTTGATGTCAGGGTCACGCGCAGGAATTTGCTGGAGGTTTGGGTTCGAAGACGAAAACCTACCCGTCACGGTGCCGCCCTCATCCCTGCGGGTAGAGTGGAGCTCCGTATGGATGCGTCCGTTGTGCTCGTGGCGCAAGATGCTGTCAATAAAGGTAGAGTCGGCCTTGTCGAACTCGCGCAGCTTAACCAGTGCCTGACAGACTTTGGAGGGGTGGTCGTTCAGAAACGATTTGGTAAAGGATGGCGCACCTTTCTCCGTGGTCTGGTATTCCATACCCAGCTTGTCAAACATCTTCTGGATCGACGCCGATGCCCAGATGTCCACCTCCATGCCAGCCTCGCCTTCGATATACTTACGCAGCTTGGACGTCTGCTTACGAATCAGCTTCTTGTTTTGGTCAGCCTTGTCCAGATCGACACGCACCCCATTGCTTCGCATGTCCAACATACATGGGATCAGGTCCGTCTCGATGTTCCAAATATGCCATAGTTCCTGCTCCTCTAGCTGCACCTTCAGTGCGTCCCACAGTTTAAGCGTTGCCACGGCGTCCTGTTCTGCATAGGCTCCCACATACTTGGGCGGCAATAGATACATGCCAGACTTGGGATCCACGCCCCATTCTTTGGCTGCGGCTTGCAGTAGCTTCTCGTCTTTACGCAGTGCCACAAAGTCCCGAGCCATAGCATCAAGGCCAAAGGACCAACGGTTCTCGTCTACCAATGCGCCAGTAATCATGGTGTCGATGATACGACCCTTGATCTCCACGCCCTCGGCCCGTAGCCACCCCGCATCGTAGGTTGCGTTGTGCATGATCACGTTCATCTCTGGTACAGACAGTTGCTTCTTGATCCATTTGAGCGTGAACTTAGGATCGAGGTTGTGTCCGTTTTCGTGCCGCATTGGAAAGTAGCCTTTATACTCCCCTGCTGCCACGGCTATGCCTATGATATGCCCGTCGTTACGCGCCCATCCTGGCCCCAGTGTTTTGATGTTGGGGTCGTATGTCTCAAGGTCCACAGCCACATCTTTGTAGCTGGTTAGATCTGGATAGTCTGGTGGGATATTCCAATCTACATCTATCAAATCCAACTCATGTTTGATCTGATGGTGTAGGTCACTCCCGAATAGATTCTTTTGCATGCTGTCGTTTGCTCTCAATGAAGTTGTTTTTGTTTTTGTTTACTTGCTGCCAACGCACATGCGAGGACAACTCGGCAAGTATGTGCACGAACTGATTCGGCTCGAACTTTGCTACCCTAACACCATCCTCGTACACATTCATCCCGTCGTCTGTAACTTTCCAAGTATACCTCATTTTTCTCCTCCCAAAGCTGCATACCCACAGATGTCCACCCATCCGTCCATGTGATTAGACTTCATCAACCGCGAACATTTCATCAGGATCATACACACTGCCACCTGTTCTCTCGTGATCTTCGTACCAAGGAACACGGACCATAGATCTGCTATGTCTTGGAAGTTTTGTTTGGCGTCACCGTAGTCTTTGTTACGGTCCCCGTTGATAAGTTTCTCTGCCTGTTTGAGGATCTCATCTCGTTTCATATCGTATACCTGTAGTTATTGTTGCTCTGTAGAATGTAGAGGTTGTGCCTTGCCCGTGTGACCGCAACGTAAAACGCACGGTGCTCATCGTCAGGGTGGTCGCTCTCCACACACGCCTTGGTTG